TCGCAAATCCTGATAAGCAGCGGGAGGAACTTAAGGTGCGTTTATCAAGCATCGTTGCGAAATATGGTGACGACCGCCGCACTCAACTAACACAGATCGCCGCAGCAAAAGAGGAAAAGGAAATTGAACTCGTAGCTCCGGAAGATGTTGTGGTTATTGTAACACAGTCTGGTGATATTAAACGTATCCCGAAGGGTTCGTTTAAAGTACAAAAGAGAAATGGTAAAGGTGTGAAAACACAGGATGATGCAATATTATCCTCAATCTCAACCAATACAATAGATACTCTCCTTATCTTTACCTCTAATGGAAGAATGTTTAGACTTCTTGTTGATAACATCCCAGAAGGAACTACAGCAACTCGTGGCGTTAATCTTGCAACACTTATTAAGTTGGAGCCAAATGAACGAATTATGTTCGTTACTTCACAATTTAGAGAAACAGATGCTAAGTATGTAGTATTCTTCACAAAGAATGGGCTAATTAAAAAGACTAAACTTGACGAATTTAAGAATACTAAGAAGTCAACAGGTATTCAAGCAATCAAGTTTAAAGAAGGCGATTCTCTTGCAAATGTAACTCTTTTAAATGAGGAAGAAGTAATCGTATTCACTAAGAATGGCATGTGTATCAGATTTGGTACAAAAGACATAGCTCCTATTGGGCGTATTGCTGCGGGAGTTAAGGCGATTAAGCTGAAAGAGAATGATGAACTTCTTGTAGGTCTGCCAATATCTAAGAATAATGATGTAGCTATCTTCACTACAAGAGGATTAGGTAAGCGGGTAAAAGTAAGCGAATTCCCTGTTCAAGGACGTGGCGGTGTTGGCGTCTATGCGGCTAACGAGTCTTCGATTGCGGGAGCTTGCATGGTAGATGATACTGATAATATCTTAGTTATTGGTAACCCTTCCTCAATATGCATTGAAGCTAAGGATGTGTCTACACAGGGCAGATCAACCGCAGGTGTCCAGGTAATTAACGGAAGTAAAATTGTAAGAGTTGTTAAGTTATAATAAAAGGAGGAGTAATTACTCCTCCTTGCTTTTTTATAAAATTTTTGATATAATATATTTAGAAAATGAAAGAGAGGGCAATAGATATGTACTTTGTTATCACAGGTCAAACAGATAGAGGACAAGAAAATATAAAGAAAATTATTAGAGATAAAGGTCATCATGTAGGAGATCATGTTAATCAAGATACAGATTATTTAATAGCGAATTATCCTTCTCTTACTACAAAATATAAAAGTGCATTACTTTTTAATATTTCTATTATTACAGAGGAAGAGCTATTCAAATTAATTTAATTAAGAGGATAATTATGACATTTGAAGAATACAATTACGCCATTGAGGATTTAAATAAAGCAACAGTAGCATATGATAAAGGTCAGCCTATTATGACAGATAAAGAGTGGGATAGCCTTTATTTTGCTGTATCTGAGTATGAGTATTGGAATGGATGTAGTAATCCTGATTCACCCACTCAGAAGGTACATTTTGAAACTGTTTCGGAATTGAAGAAGGTTAAACATAATCATCCAATGTTATCTTTAAATAAGACAAAAGATATGGATGAGGTTAAATCATTTCTTGGAAATCATTATTGTATAGTTATGGGTAAAATGGATGGTTTAACTTGTTCACTTCGTTATAATAACGGCAGATTAGTTTCCGCAGAAACAAGAGGGAATGGAATTGAAGGGGAGGATATTACTCATAATGCGATGGTAATCCCTTCTATTCCAAAAAGAATTTATTTTACAGATGAATTTATTATTGATGGTGAAATTATCTGTACTTATAAAGACTTTGAACCATGGGCGGAAACTTATAAAAATCCTCGTAATTTTGCCGCAGGCAGTATTAGACTTCTTGATTCAACAGAATGTGCAAAAAGAAATCTAACTTTTGTTGCTTGGGATATTATAAATATGCACGAAAATATGAGCAAGAAAATGGATTTCTTATTTAAATGGCATTTTAATGTAGTCCCCTATATTGCTTATCCAAATACTCCTTTCGATATTGAACGTGATGATGAACGTGAAATTAAAGAGATGTGTCAAGATGCGGGATACCCGATAGACGGTCTTGTTTATAAATATGATAATATAGATGAATATGAAGCCGCCGGCCGCACAGAACATCACTTCAAAGGCGGGCTTGCATATAAGTTTTACGATGAAACATATGATACTAAACTCCGCGATATTGACTGGACGATGGGACGGACAGGGGTATTGACGCCTGTGGCTGTATTTGATCCTGTTGATGCGGATGGTTCTATTATTGAAAGAGCAAGTCTTCATAATTATAGTGTTATGAAAGATTTGTTGGGCGATCCTTTTATAGGCGAATGCCTTAAAGTATGTAAAATGAATATGATAATTCCTCAAGTAGTATCTGCAGAGAAGGATGAAGTTTGGGCATTTAAAGCTATGCTTAACGAAATTAAAGTATGTCCTATTTGTGGGAAGCCTGTTGAAATAGTAACATCTGGTGCAGGCGTAAAGAATGTAATGTGTATGAATCCCGCTTGCCAAGGTAAACTTATTAATAGACTTGATCATTTCTGCGGGAAGAAGGGTATGGATATTAAGGGCTTATCTAAAAAAACATTAGAGAAGCTTATTGGCTTAGGATGGCTTACCTGCCTTTCTGATATTATCGACCTTCAAGATCATGCTGTAGAATGGAAACAATTACCTGGATTTGGAGAAAAATCTGTTGATAATATTATTGATGCAATAGATGATAGATTTGCTAATGCGTCATTAATAGGATTCATTTCTGGACTTGGTATTCCTCTTATTGGACATAGAGTATCACAGCAAATTTGCGAAAGAATCAATTCATGGGAAGAATTTAGACATCTAATAGATACAAATTTTGATTTTAGTACGTGGGATGGGTTTGGTTATGAGATGAATAAATCTCTTCATGAATTTGATTACTCTGAAGCAGATAAGATTATTAGTAGCCTCACAATAAAGGTTGATGCGCCTCAGGACAAAAATGTTCAATTAGATGGTAAGATTTTTGTAATAACTGGAAAACTTCTTTATCATAGCAACAGACAACAGTTAGTAGATAAGATTGAAGCGGCAGGTGGTAAAGTTGCTTCCGCGGTTTCACAAAAAACTAACTATTTAGTTAATAATGATATTAACTCAACTTCCGCAAAAAACAAAAAAGCATTAGCACTTAATATTCCTATTATAACAGAAGATGAATTAATGGAGATGTTAGAAAATGAGTAAAAGTACACGTGTATGGAGAAAAGATTTTGAAAATTGCCCATTAAATAAACGAGTTCATATTCTTGGTACTTTTGTTGATAATGGGAATTTAATGGAATTCGTAGGTACTCTAATGATTAACCCTTACACAGGAGTAGTGGGACGTGGGGAATGCTTAGAAGGAGACCCTGAACTTTTTTATCGAATGAAGTGGGTTTATTGGGCAGAGTATCGAACAAATGAAGAAGCGGAGGCCTTTAGCCTATGTCCTTAAAAATATCAAACGAATTAAAACAAGTTGCAGAACAGATTTATGCTCTTGGAAAAGAAGCTGATTACTGCAAGGCACAAATTGATAAAAGCCATTTTCTGTCTGATATTGCTAAAGGCAAGTTGCAATCACAGTATGCAGAAAAGGTGCGCGAAATGAATTTCTTAACAAGCAGATTATCGCTTGCCGACATACTTCGAATGGATGATTACTTAAACGAGAAGTATGAATACAGAGGTTGAAATCTTCAAAAATTTTTGATATAATATATACATAATAAAAAAAGAATAAAATATATTCTTTTTATAATAAAAATAATAATTTATACAAGGAGTAATGTAACAATGAAAGAGAACACAAAGATCGTATTTAACTACATTAAGGAACATGAGAAGGAAAATATCACAGCACCGGATATTGCAGATGCAACAGGTCTTCCGATCAAGTCTGTAAATGGTATCATCACAGCAGCTCTTTGCCGCAAGGGTAAGGATTATGCAGTTCGTGTACCTGGTGAGATCGAGCTTACTAACGAAGAAGGTAAGGTTGAGCATAAGCCGGTTAAGTTCATCCAGCTGACAGATAAGGGACGTGAGTCTACAGTAGAGTCTATCGAGGCTGAGGAACTGGCTGCTGCACAGGCTAAGCTGATGGCTAAGAATTCATAAGACTAATTCAGTCTTTTCATATCTTACTTCCAAGTTATAGGGTGGGTTTAAAGCCCACCCTATAATTATATAAGGAGGCTATATGATATACATAGTGATATTATTAGGTATTGTAATCGGAATTTTATGTTATCTTTTAAATAAAAAGGTTGCAGAAGATAAAGAAACAGAACAAAAGAATCAAAAATTAAAAGAACAAAATAATGTTCTATATAATGAAACTAATTCATTAAGAAATGAAATTAGTAAATGTGATCTTCAATTAGTAAATTTAAAAGCACAAATTGTTGATAAAAAAGACCAACTTGATTATTTTGATAAGTTAATCGAAGATAATAAGAACGTAAGTCAACAAGCATTTGAAGAATATTGGAACAATCTGGAAAACGCCTATTCTGAAGCTGAAGAAGACTATGATACAAGAGTCAATAATCTAAAGGCTAACATTCAGCGGGAACAGGCAGAGTTAGATAAGCTTAAAGCGACGCGGGCGGCAGCTCACGAAGCGATATTGCGGGAACAGGAAGTAAAAGATAATAAAGATGCTTATAGATTAGTTCCATCTGCATCAGATTTAGCAGATTCCCGCAGGTTAGAGTTAGTCAAGCGCGAGCTGAATAAGCCACGCATTCTATGTATGCTAATTTGGCAAACATACTGGCAACCGCTTGCGAAGAAGCAATTTCCGCTTATTCTTCAAGACAAAACAAAATGCGGTATATATAAGATAACAAATCTTATTACCGATGAATGTTATGTTGGTCAATCTGTTGATGTATATAAAAGATGGAATGACCATTGTAAATGTGGTTTAGGTATAGACACCCCGCCAGGTAATAAATTATATAAAGCTATACAAGAATATGGATTAGATAATTTTACTTTTGAATTATTAACCGAATGTAGTCAAGCAGAACTAAATGAAAAAGAAAAATATTTTATAGAATTATATCAGGCAGATACTTTTGGATATAATAGTACAGGAGGCAATAAGTAATATGGCA